GAGTTGGTGACGGCTGGCCTGGTGTCGAGGTCTCGCACTCCTGGTGGTCAGGTGGTGTTCGGGTTGGTTGATTCGAGTGTCGAGGTGCCCGCGTGAACGCTCATAAAGCTCTAATAAAACGGATAAGTAATCTTATCCGACGCGACTTTCGGGCCGTCCGGAGCGCCTCGTGAGGGTCCCCGTGATGGCTGTCGACCCGTCGCTGCGCTTCACGGGCGTGGCGCTTGGGCACGTCGAGGGTGGGCTGGTGACCGTCGAGAGCGTGCACCTGATCGAGACTGAGAAGACGACGGCGAAGACGGTCAGGAAGAACAGCGACGATCTACGGTGCGCGCGGGTGATCGTTGACGAGCTGGCGCTGCTCAGGGCAGCGCATCGTCCCGTCGTGACGATGGTCGAGGTCCCATCCGGCACGCAGTCGGCCAGGGCGTCGTGGACGTTGGGCGTGATGCTGGGGCTGATCGCGACGTTCCCGTTCCCGGTCGTGGAGCTGTCGCCCATCGAGGTCAAGAAGCACTTCGCGGGGAGCAAGACTGCCTCGAAGGACGAGATGATCGAGCGGGCCCTCGGGCTGCACCCGGGCCTGGCGTGGCTGCGGCACGGTGGCCGGTTGATCCTCAAGAACGAGCACTTGGCCGACGCGGTCGCGATCCTGCACACGGGAGTCGCGTCAGTGCAGTTCCGCGAACTCACGAGGATGCTGGAGGCAGCGGCGTGAGCCGCGAAGCGATGGCCAGCGCCGCGCGGCTAGCGAACGGGACGATCATCCCCGCCATGGCCATCTACTGCACTAACCGGTTCGCGCACCCGGCCGGGCGCCTGTACCGCGTCCGCGAACCGTGGCTACCCGCCGACAAGGCCGCGGTGTGCTTCACCAGTCGCGAGGCTGCTCTGCAGGCCATCCTCGACCACGACGCCAGGAGGCAATCGTGACCCTCCTCGTGTCCACTGACGTTGATGAGTTGATCCGCTGGTACGCCGGTCAGGACGCGACGATCGCCGAGATCGTGGCCGCATTGCGCGCAGCGGGCGTACCCCGCTCGAAGTCCACGGTCGCGAACCGCGCGAAAGCGCTCGGAGTGACCTTCAGCAGGGTCCAGGGCACGTCACCCGCGCCGACGGTGATCGGCATGTTCCCGCACCGCCCCGAACGCATCACGTTTCACCTCGCGCAGCTCGCCGACCTGGGCGACACCCGCGCCGGGCTGACCCTCACCGAGTACGAACGCGAGAAAGCCCGAATCCTGGGGGAGTCATGCTCTTGATGGGGGGCCCTGTGCCTGACAACGATCCACCCGAACACCGGCGCCTCTCGCTCGTCGACGCGCTCGTCAGCGTCAGAGCCGACGTGCGCCCGGCAATCGCCAACGCGCTATGGCCGCGCTTGAAAGCAGGCCCTGAGGCGTGGCACCGCCCACGCATCCGCATCGCCAGCTCGAGCGGCGGGGGCGGCATCGTGACGACCACGCCACCAGTGCCCGCGCCGGACGCCAGGTACCGCTGGGAGACCGTCAGCAGCGAAGTGGTGCTGTACGCGTTCGCTGGCAGGGTCGAGAGCCGGATCGGGCGGGGATTCACGGCGAAGCTCTTCCGCACCGATTACGACGCCCTGCTGCGCATGCTCGACCCGGTGGTCGTGCGGGAGTACCGTCGCGCGATCAACGAGGCTGTGTGTGAGCGCCCGTTCTACCGCGACCCGGAGCGACCGAGCGGTTGGAAGCGGAACTACAAGGAGCAGCTTCTCACTGAGCGCGTGGCGGGTGTGCTTGAGCAGCTCGCGAGCTTGGCTCTTGTTGACTTCCTCACTGCGGAGGTTGAGGATGCCCTGCTGTCGTGACGTGGCTTGACAGCGGAGAAGCTGAGGGGCGAGAATCGCTACTGTCAACACCTGACGCAAGTGAGCGCCTCGGACCGATCCCCCACGGTCTGAGGCGTTTCTGCGTGTGCTCCTTGCGGGGTGGCTGGTGCCGCGCCGGGCTTCATCCCCCGAGTGCGCCATGTTCGACTCATGGCCCCGCAACCATCGCCTCGCCCGGCTCGACCTCCCAACCACCAGCCCCTCACCTCCTGGGGGAATCGCGCGTGGTGCGACGCCGGCGGGGCGACAACTACCGAGGGGAGGCCAACGTGCCAGCACTCGCAGCGGCCGACCTCTGGGGCCTCAACGAACGCGGCCAACTCGACGTCCACCTCCACGCCGGGCAAGCCAAAGCTTGGCAGTCGCAGGCGCGTTTCGTCACGGTGTGCGCCGGCACGCAGTCGGGCAAGACTAGCTTCGGGCCCCTGTGGGCGTACCGTGAGATCCAGCGCACGGGTCCGGGCGACGGCATTATCGCGACTCCGACCTTCCCGCTGCTGAACCTCAAGCTGCTTCCCGAGTTCAAGCGACTCTTCGAGGACCGCATGCGCCTTGGGCGGTACACCGGCAGCCCTACGAAGGCGTTCACGTTCTCGGACGATGGCGCGCGGCGCACGTTCGGTTACGTTCCGGACGTCCCGACCCAGGTGTTCTTCGGGCACGCGCAGGACCCGGACTCGCTCGAGTCGGCCACCGCCAAGTGGGCGTGGCTGGATGAGGCCGGCCAGAAGAAGTTCAAGCGCGGCAGCTTCGAAGCCATCCTGCGCCGGTTGAGCATCCACCAGGGCCGCGTCCTCACTACCACCACGCCCTACAGCGCGTTCGGATGGTTGAAGAGCGAGCTGCACGACCGCGCCCAGGCGGGCGACCGCGACTACGACTGGATCCGCTTCGAGAGTCGCATGAACCCGGCGTTCCCGATCGCCGAGTGGGAGCGCGCCCAGCGCAGCCTGCCCCGCTGGAAGTTTGACCTGATGTACCGCGGAATGTTGACCAGGCCAGCCGGCATGATCTACGACTGCTTCGACGAGGTCCAGCACGTCACGCCGCCGTTCACCATCCCTAGCGACTGGCGGCGGTTCGTCGGCCTCGACTTCGGCGGCGTGAACACGGCAGCCACATTCTGGGCGGAGGAGCCGGTGCCGCCCGGCGCATCCAGTGACCAGCAGCCGGTCTACTGGGTCTACCGCGAGTACTTGACTGGCGAACGCACGGCGAAAGAGCACGTGCAGGCGCTCCTGGCCGGCGAGCCCGGCGTCACCACCACCGTCGGCGGCGCCAAGAGCGAGGACCAGTGGCGTAAGGAGTTCCGCGCCGGCGGCCTCCCCGTGAGGGAACCGCCCGTCAGCGAAGTCGAAGTCGGCATCCAGCGCCTCTACGGCCTCCTCAAGGCCGGGCGTATCAAGATCTTCGACACCTGCCGCGGCCTCATCGAAGACATCAGCACCTACAGTCGCGAGCTCGACGCGAACGACCAACCTACCGAAGCCATCGAGGACAAGAACACCTACCACCTCGGTGACAGCGCCAGGTACATCGCCTCGTTCCTGAACACCGACGAGCCGTCCCGTATCGAACCGATCGGCCTAGCCGACTAGCACCCGACCACAACGAGCGAGAGAGGAGGTGAGGGCTGTGTTACGACTCTTCCCCAGGCGCAAGCGCGCCACCGAGCTGCAAGCCGCGCTCGACAAGGTCCGCCGCGAAACCCTGTCCGAGGCATTGACGTTGTTCGAAGCCTGGCAGTCCGCCAAGGATTTCGACACCGTGCACGCGACCATCGACGATCAGAGTCGCGCTCGCGCCGCGTTCGACGACACGCCCCTCCTCAACAGCGCCGTAGCCACCGTGTCGAGTCTGGTGCTCGGCACCGGCGTCTCGTACGGCGACATGGATGACCCCACCGCCCACGAGGCGCTCGAGGGTTGGTACGAGCTGAACCAGGTCGAGGAGCTCAGCAGGGAGATGCTCCGCGACTGGCTGCTCGACGGGGTGCTGCTTCCGGTCATCGCTGACGACGCGCCACGTGGTCAAACCGCCTGGGTGAACTTGTGGGACACCGTCAACCACCCGGTCGAGGTTCACACGGAGCCTGGGAACCCGCGCAGTGTGCTCGGCGTGACCCTGCCGCGTGAGCAGCGGCCGAGGATCGGGCCGGAGTCGTTCGCGCTCAGACGCAACCGGGCAGCCAGGCGCGACATCACCGAGTTGACGCTCGGCGTCAGCCCACTAGCGACGGCCGTCAACCCGAGCATCGCGCACGCCAGGCTCCTCGAGCTCCGGCTCAGGCTGCACGAGATCAGGGGCCGGCTCAACGCCGCCTACTACGCCTTCGCTAACAGCCGCCAGGAGCTCGAGGCCGCGGCAGCCAGATTCAAGAAGATCCCGCGCGACGGCAGCATCGCCACCCTGTGGCGCGACCGCGAGACCGGGCACAGCGAGGAGCTGGAGCTCCTCACGGCGAAGGCCGAGGGTGCAGACGCCGAGAAGGACATCCGCGCCTACGTCCGCGCCGTGGCGGCGGTCGCGGGCGTCCCAGAGCACTACCTCGCCGTGTCCGACACGGGCAATCGAGCAACCGCCGAGTCCATGAGCGAGCCGATGGTCAGGCGCATGGAATCCCTGCAGCAGTTGATCGTCGGGATCCTGACCGAGCTGTTCCGCAAGGAGCTGGTTCGCCGGTTCGGGCGGGACCGTCTTTATGCGCAGAGCGAGGTGCGGGTCGACGGCCTCGAGCGCACCGAGGTCACGGTCATGGTGCCGGCGAGCCAGTTGACGATCCCGTTCGACGCGCCACCGGTCAGGAACACCGACACGGATACGGGTCGCGTCATGACCGCGTTGAACGCGGGTCTCATCAGCAAGCAGACCGCCACCAGGGAGCTCGGGTACGACCCCGCCCTCGAGAACGAACTCATGAGCAACGAGGAAGGAGGAGACCGACGTGACGACGAAGACGACGACCAGGGCGAACCTGGTGCGGGAGCGGACGCGTGACCTAGCCGAACTGGTCCTGTTCGAGGACGCCGCGCCAGAAAGTGGGGCGCTCGCCACCATCACGGCGACACTCACCACCGCCGACGAGGTCAACAAGAACAGCCGCCTCTACCCACTCCGCGTCCTAGCCGACGCCGCCCTCGAGGCCAACAAGGCGGCTGACCGGGGCGAACTCATCGGCCTCCTCGATCACCCCGACTGGAACGAGGGCAACAAGGGCACGCCCGGTAAGACCGTCATCAAGTGGGAGCGCGTGTGGATGGACGGCGCCAAGTTGCTCGGCGAGGGTCTCCTGCTCGACACCACCCTCGGCCGCGACCTGAACAGCCAACGCAAGGCTGGGGTGCGCCTCGGCCTGTCCATCAACGGCATGGGTTCCAGCCGGTTCGTGAAGGCCAGCGAGTTGGATCCGGACACCGAATCGAGTGGCCTGGTGCAGGTCATCGAGAAGTACGAGCTGTTGACAGCGGATGTCGTGAACGACCCGGCCAGCGTCACGGCAGCCATAAGCCGCGAGGCCCGCGCACTGCGGGAGAGGAAGGAGCACGAAATGGACGCAGCAGAGCGAGCCACGCAGCTCGAAACCCAGTTGGCGGCCGAGACCGCCGCGCGCGAAGCCGCCGAGCAGGAGGCGCAGACCGCGAAGGACGCGCTCGCCCAGGCGCAAGCCGACCTGCTCGCAGCGGAACGCGAGGGCATCGTCAACACCGCCCTAGCGGGCCGCAGCGTGCCGGACGCCGTCAAGACGGCCATGCAGGCGGCCGCGAAGACCGCCGAGTCCGTCGACGCGGCGCGCGAGGCCGTCAAGGCGCTCGCCGACGCCTACACCACAGCGGGCGCAGGGCACGGCAACAACCACGTCCCCGACGGCAAGACCGTCGCTGACGCCCTGGCCGAGGCCAGGAGCGAGATCGGAGTCACCGCATGAGCAAGAACTGGATCGCCGGGAACGTCGGCGGTGGCGTCAGCATCGCAGCCGCCGTCGACGCCAAGGCCAAGGCGGGTGACGTCACCCACGTAGGAGCCAGCGCAGCAGCCGGCCTCTATGGGTACCTCGTCACCGCACGCGGCACGTCGACCGGCCCGAACGCAGTCGGCATCGCGGACGGGCAAGCCACCGTCCGCCTCCTCCCGACCGACGCCGTGGTCGAGCTGACCGTCGCCGGAGCGCCCGCACTCGGCACCGCCGTGTACAGCAAGGTCGGCAGCGCCGACGTCGAGTACACGACCGTCGCCGGCGTGGACAACTACCACATCGGTCACGTCGTGACCATCCCCGGCCGCACCGCAGGCAGCGGTAACGCCTTCGTCTACCTTGGCAGCGCCACGGGCGCGGTTGGAGTGTCGGGATCGTGAGGTTCACAAGCATTGAGCGCGTCTACGACAGGGTCGTAGCGCAAGGCAAGCTCACCGAGCGGCAGGCGAACATCGCCACCCTCGTGACCATTTACGAGCACGCCACCATGGCCTTCCTCGAGGGCCAGTTCGGCAAGAAGCTCATCGCCCAAGCCAAGGACGACGTCCGCGGCGCGGACGCCACCGCACGCAGGGCGTTCGAGAAGCTCGCCCCCGACGTCGCTGGACTCCAGCGCGTCCTCACCAGGGAGAGCATCACCACGACGCTTGACCTGCCCGCCATCACTGGCCGCGCCAGGGACATCATCGAGCGCACCAACCGCGCGGACGACTTCCTGGTCAGCCCTCTCTTCGACGGCTCCAGCAAGCGCACCGCGACGGACTTCCGCGACATTCACGGCATCAGCAACACCGAGTCCCACAAGGGCCTCTACCCGGTGCCGGAGGGGACCAACGTCACCTACGACAAGATCGAGCGCACCACGGACGCCTACGGCGTGATCCCGTACGCCGTCGCGTCCGGGTGGACGTGGGAAGCCCGGCAGAACGACGACCTCGGCACGTTCCTCGAGAACGTCCGCGAGTACGGTCGCCGCGCGACCAGGAACCGCATCCAGGTGATGCTCGCCGCCATCGCCGCCGCCACGAGCGAGGCGACCCCAACCGGCACGCAACCGAGCGGCGGCACCGCCGCAGTTGGCGGCCCGACCATCGCCAACATCGAGTGGGCGACCACCACACTCGCGACCAGTGACCGCGTCCTCGGCGCCGTCACCGTCCCCGCCAAGTGGCTCGCGCTCGCCCAGGCATCCAGCCGCCAGGCAGTCGTGCCCGCCAGCCCGAGCGTCGAGAACCCCGTGCAGGGCTTCGGGATCAACCTCGAGCGCAACCTCGGCGTAGGCACCCCGCTCGACACCGCCGGCAACTGGCTCGCGCACGAAGCCGACATCGGCTCTTGGCTGGAGTTCGCCGCCCTCGACGGCTTCACCGGCGGCGCGCGCCTCGTCTTCAAGCTCCCCGACACGGACGTGCGCGACCTCGGGTCGTTCGAGAACATGACCGAGGCGTTCAAGATCGTCGACGCGGTCGCCGCGAAGGTCGTCGACGCCGCCAGCGTCATCGAAGTCAAGAACGCCTAACCGGAGCGGCTATGACCGCTTCGGACTTCCTCATCACGAACGGTGGGCGGTTGGATCCCACGTGGTTCCAGCCGCACAACCTCACCACGCTCCTCACCGCCTGGCTCGGCGCCGCAACTGGCAGCGACCAGGCGGTCGAGGCTCAGGTGTACGCCAGGGCCTACGAGCTCCTGGCGGACTCGATCATGTTCGCGTCAGCCAGCGAACGGGTCGGGAAGGTCAGCGCGTCCAGGTCGGCCGAGCAGTTGCGGTACTGGGCTGAACAGGCCGCGTACTGGCGCGGGAAAGCCGACGCCCTCACTGGCAACAGCGGGCCGGAGCTGACGCAGTGGGAAGGGAGGTCCTTGTGGCGCAACTGAAGCGCACTGGGCCAACGACCACCATCAACGGATTGGGGTTCGTCAGGCAGGACGTCATCCATACGGTTCCCGACGAACTCGCCGGGGAACTCCTGGCCACCGGGGAGTGGGCGCGCATCACCGCCGCCGGTTCGGAGGCGCAGCACGTGGTGGAAACGCCCACGCCGGAGCGCCTGACCGAAGTGCCCGCACCGATGCCAGCGGCCAAGTCGCCGGTTCGGAGGCGCAGCACCAGCAAGCCAACCAAGAAGTAGGTCTCTAGAGGGGCGGGTCGGATGGTAGGCGTTCCGTGGCCACCATGGCGCGGATAAGGCCCTCCATCGTCTCCAGCACGTTCTCTCTTAGGCCCGAGATGTGGACCTTAACTCCGGTCGCGCGCAGGACGCCGCCAATCTCCATCTGGCTGCCCTTGTCCATGACCCACCAGGTCCCCATCGACATGTGACGGTCGAGGGTCGCTCGTAAGTCCCCGTTGTACTCCACGCCCAAAGCCTAGCAGGAGAGAGGAGGTTCCGCGTGGGCGTATTCGGCTCGCTACCCAACGTCTCACGCCTGATGGACGCGGCGCCGTTCACCGTCGAGTACCTCAAGCCGGCGGTCAGCAGCAACACTCACCTGCCTGGCGAGCGCGTCCTCAACTGGTCGACCGCGACCGTGGCGGCGACCACCAGCGGTGACCTTCAACCTGCGTCGACCGAGGCGCTGGAGCGCGTCGGTCGCATCGGCAAGGTCGGCGTGTGGGAGCTCTACACGACTCCTGCACCCGGCACGCCCGCGCAACGCGTCCGGATTGGCACCCAACAGTACGAGGTGCTAGCCGCCAGCGTGTTCCCGACCCACAACGAGTTGATCGTCGAGGAGGTGACCACGTGAACGGCGTCAAGGTCGTCAGCAACGCTGCTGTCATCCAGGCGATGCTCAAGGACGAGCTGCTCAACCGCCGGGACCGCCGCGCACGGCAGCTCTCCAACATCGCCGCGCAGCTGCACCGCGACGCCCCCAGAGGCGGGCACTACATGAACATGCACGGTCAGCCTCGCAGCGCCCCGGGCGAGCAGCCCGCCATCGAAACCGGCGAGCTCCTCGCAGCCATCGAGCAAGGCGTGACCATCTCCTACGCGGAGACGACCGTCGTGGTGAACAACGCCGACCTCGAGTTCGGCGGCATCACGGGTGACGGGAACCTCGTAAGGCCCAGACCCTTGGGCCGCATGGCCGTCGCCAAGCTCAAGGCCGAGGTCGCCGCCGAATGAACACCCTCGCGGCGATGCAGGCGGCCAGAACCGCCCTGCTCACCCTCGGCAAGCCCGTCCACTTCGGATCCGCGCTGGACGTGGACGCGAACGGGTACGCGCAACTCCCCGCCGGCGCAGCCTCGTACGTCATCGACCTGGTCGTCGGCAGCCCCGCGTTCGCGTGGGGGCAGGAGCCGTACGGCGTCGCCGTTCTGCAGGTCAGCGCCTTCTCACGCGTCGACGGTGAAGCCCTGGCCATGATCCACGCGGCCGCCGCACCGATGATCGCGGCGCGGTTCGCGCCCGGCGCCATCACCGACCTAGGCCGCTCCAGGGCCAGCATCAACCGCGTCGTCAGAGGCGGCACCGCCTGGTCGGGAGCCGCTCAGGACTGGGAAAGGAACGAATGAAGTTCACTCGCCCACACAAACTCAACGGGCACCAGCACGACACCGGCGATCCGTTCCGCGGCAACACCAGCCTCGGCCGATTCCTGTACCAGCGCAAGATCCTGGAACCGGACGGCGCACCGGAAGACGACGCGATCACGGCGAAGCAGAAGCCGAGCGCGTGGCACCCCGACCACCCGGAGCCCGAAGCACCTGAAGCCACCGAGACGGGCGCGCCGAAGCGCACCCGGCGCCGCGCTGCGGCGAAGAAGGAGGAGTAGAGCCACATGGCAGAACGCGCAGACTTCGTGTTCGCCCGGGAGGGCAACGTCGTCATCAGTCACGCCCCCGGCACGCCCGGAAGCCCACCCAGCTTCGGCTGGAACGCCCTCGGCTGCCCCAAGGGCACCTGGACCCTCGGCAGCAGCACCGCGTCCGTCGATGACGGCCTGGACAACTGGTGCACGGCCGTCAACGCCGCCATCGAAGGCGCTTCGCCGGGCGGGAAGCAGATCACCCTCTCCGGCAGCACCGAGTTGATCCTCGACGACGACGCCTACGAGAGCATGGACGCCGCCGAGATGGCCAATACCTACAGCTGGTTCCAGATCGTCGCCAGCAACAGCGGCAACACCGTCACCAAGACCTGGCAGGTCGGCGGGTACTTCACCCAACTCGACCACAACTTCAACGGCACCGGCCCCTCTGACGTGACCGCAGCGTTCCGCGCATCCGAGCGGCACGTGCCCGGCACCGGCAGCGGCTCCTAGGCCGGCTACCCTCATGCTCTTCGTCGTCCCGGAGGTCCCCGGACAGCCCAGCCGCAAGCCGCTGCTGCAGGGCTACGGGTGCCGCCTCCGGGGCGACACCCTATCTTGCGAAACCCTCTACGTAGACCGGCACATCCCCGAGCAGACCCTCACCGGCGAACTGCACGAACGCGGCAAGCCGCCCGTGCTCGTGACCCTCGCGTGGGAACCCATGGAACCTGCCCTGTGGGGCAACGCCCGCATCCCCGTCGCGAAGGAGGAGTGACCGCGTGGTCGACGCCATCGCCACTTTCCCACACTTCGTGGACCACCTCCTGCCCATCTGGAACGCGCTCCCGCTGGCGCAACGCGGAGTGTTCGCGGCCAGGGCGAACGCCGCAGACCACGCACAGCGACTCGGGCTGACTACGGTCACCCAGTTGCCGCCTGGGAACAGACTGGTGCTCGTCGCGGCGCACGCCGACTACGAGGAGGCCGTGGCTGCTGGCCGGCAGGTGGCGTACGTGAACCACGGGGTCGGGCAGTCGTGGCGGTCATCCACCGGGCAACTCTTGCCGAACGATGTCGGCCGCCCGCGACCCGAAGTCCGGGTGTTCTTGACGCCTGGCCCGCACGCCACAGCCGTGACCAGGGAGGCGAACCCTGGTGCCAAGGTCGTCGAGGTCGGCAGCGCGAAAGTTGAGGTGCTCCGCACCATCCCGCGCCCCACCGAGCCGCTGCTGGTCGTGTCGACGCACTGGGATCACAGGCTGGTGGCGGAGACCCGCCCAGCGCTCCCGACCTACTTGAACGTCATCAGGGACTCGCCCATCCCGGTGGCGTTGCACAGCCACCCGCGCATCGCACTGTGGGGCCGTGAGCAAGCCGCCGAGCTCGGCCTCGAGTTCATCGAGACCTTCACCGAGGTCTGCCATCGGGCCACCGTCTACGCCACCGACTCCAGCTCGACGCTGTTCGAGTTCGCGGCGCTCGACCGGCCCGTGGTCGTCGTGAACGGCGCCAGCTACCGCCGCAACCACAACCACGGGCTCAGGTTCTGGGAAGCCGCGGGTGTGGGCGTGAACGTGAACGACCCCAGCGAGTTCGCGTCGGCTGTCGCGCGTGCCATCGAGGACGCACCAGCCCGACGCCAGCAGCGGGCTGAGGCGGTCGCCATGGCGTACCACCCGTTCGACGGGCACGCGGCAGGCAGGGCAGCCACCGCGCTCAGGGAGGTCTCGTGATCGTGTACTCGGCGCTCTTCGGCGGGTACGACACCACCCCAGCTGCGCCGTTCGCGACCTCCTGCAGGCACGTCCTGTTCACCGACGCCCCGGTCAACGCTCCCGGTTGGGAGGTAGTCACCGTCGAACCAGACGGCCCGCCACGGTTGCAGAGCCGCTCGTTCAAGCTCCGCCCGCACGTGTTCTTCCCAGGCCAGGACGTGCTCTATCACGACGCGAACATGACGCTGGCGCGAGACCCGCAGGCGGTGCACGCAGCCCTCCTCGCCGACGCCCCACTCGGCATACCGCTGCACCGCAAGCGCCACACCCTATCTGACGAGTTCGCTGCCGTCCGCAAGCACCACCTCGCCGACCCGCGCGCCCTCCGCGCTCAGGAAGAGCGCTACCAGAGCCTCATGGGCGCCCCGATCGGCGAGGCCGGCCTACTAGCCAGCACGCCGGAAGCCGAGGCGTTCATGACCGCCTGGTGGGACGAGGTCAGCACCTTCACGCACCGCGACCAGCTCGCGCTCCCCTGGGCCACGCACGAGACCGGCATCACCCCGCACCTGCGACAGGCCGGACGCGAGGGCCTCGTGACCATGACGGAACACCTCAAGAGTCGGAGGCACTCGTGATCTACGTCCTGACTCGCACCAGCGGCCGGCCGCGGTTCTTCTCGGCCCTCAGGGCCAGCCTGGCAGAGCAGACGCACCGCGACTTTGTGCACATCGTCCACAGTGACGACCCCACGGACGCGTACGTCGAGGGTGACATCGTCATCCGCGGGTCGCGCCTCCACATCGACAAGACCACGGGCGTGTACGGCGTCGAACGCTACCAGCAGCGCCTCCTCGACGCCATCCCCGGCGAGGGCTGGATCGTGTTCGTCGACGATGACGACCAGTTCACCAGTCCGGCCGCGCTCGCGCAGATCGCGGCTGTCTGCACCGACCCAGACACCATGCCGGTCTGGCGCGTCCGGCGCGAACACGGCAGGGTCAGCCCCGCCGGCTGGGGCAGCGACACCACCGGCATCTGCTGGGAAGGAGCCGCGTTCCACACTCGGCACATCTCCCGCGCCGTCATCGACTCGCACGGCGGAGCAGACGGGCGGTTCTGGGAATCCCTCGCTCAACTCCTCACCGTCGAGTGGCACGACTTCGCGCCCTTCGAACCGCAACGCAGCAAGGGCTACGGCCGCCGCGTCGACCTGCAAGACCCCCTCATCACGGTCGCGGTGCCCATCCTCGGGAGACCGCACCGCATCCCAAGGATGCAGAAGCGCTTCGACGACCCCCGCCTGGACCTGCTGTTCCTGCCGGACCCTACCGACGCGGAGTCGCTCGAGGTCCTCGAGACGCGCGACGCTCGGTACTTGATCGCTCCGGCGGCGCCCGACTATGGCGTGCCGACCTTCCCGTCGAAGATCAACCACGCCTACCGCACGACGACGACGCCGTTCCTGCTGTACGTCGGTGACGACGTGAAACCCAAGAGCGACTGGGTTAGGCGCGCACTCGCGCACCTTGAGGATGAAAAGGTCGGGCTGCTCGCCACCAACGACCAATACAACCGGAATGTCTCCCGCGGGTTGATGGCCACGCACGGCATCCTCAGACGCACCTACGTCGAGGAGTACGGCGGCGCCAGCCTCCCCGACGCCGTCGGGCCTGTCATGCACGAAGGGTACCGGCACAACAACTGCGATCTGGAGATCAGCTGGGTGGCGCGTCAACGCGGCCGGTTCCGGTACGCGCCCGACGTGATCCTCACCCACGAACGCGACGACCGCGCTGACGCCACCTACGACCTCGCCCGGTCCCACCTCGACAGAGACAACAACCTGAGAGTCGCCCGCATCCCGTGCTGGCCCAACATCCCCATGGAGGCACCATGACCATCAGGCTCAAGAACGCCAACGTCCTACCCCAGCGTGACGTCGAAACCGTCGAGATCCTGGGACTGGAACTCCCGCTCAAGGACCGCCTCAGCTTCGGCGCGCAGGTTGAAGTCATCGACCTTCAATCCAAGTACCAAGCTGGCGACATCGGCGAGTTCGAGTACCTCATGCGCCTCTTCTGCGTGTTCACCCGGTCCCTACCCAAGCCGCAGCAGGTGCGGTTCGACTGGCTCGCCAGGCAGCACCTGGAGGCTGACGAGGTCGCCGAGCTCACCACTGGCACCCTGCAACTCTTGAACGCCCTCCGTAACGACGCCGTCGATCAGGAGGCGGGAGAGGGAAAAGCCAAGGGGAAGGCGAAGAAGGTCAGCGAGAAGCAGACCTAGACCCGCTCGGGATCGCCCTCACCATCTGCGAAGTGTTCGGGTGGACGCTCGCCCACGTGTGGGACGACCTCGACTACCCGCTGGTTCTCGCCATCTACGCGTGGCTCCCGAACGCGTACTACCGCCGCCAGGCGATGCCAGCCAGGTTGGCGTTCGCGTTCGAGTCCTTCGCCGGCGCCAAGCACGACAGCTTCCTGGCGTTCCTCGAACCATGGATGCGACCCGAACTCGCCGACGCGAAGCGAGCCGGCACCGCCTTCTCCGCCCAAGTGGCGGAGGACGTGGATCTCGCCTTCGACCTCGGACTGCTCAGTCAGGCCGCGTTGAACGCTCTCGGCCCCAAGCGCCTCAGGGCCGCCGGCGCGTTCAAACCCGACCGCGACACCAGCACCACCATCAAGTGAGGAGGGGCGACCATGGCCACACAGTCTGAACTCGAGACCCTGTTCGTCACCTTCAAGGGCGATGACAAGCAGCTCGAGGCCACGTTCAAGAAGGTCCTGGAGCGCTCGAGGGAAGTCGCGACCGAGATCCGCAAGACCATCCAGGCGGGCCTCGGCGGGGAGATGGTCGACGAGAAAGCACTCGACGCCACCTTCACCGCCGTCATCAGCAAGGCCACGCAAGCAGCGCAGGCCATTCGAGCCGTGTCGGAAGCGCAAGCCGCTCAGGCCGACGCCGTCAAGGCCGCCACCGCCGACCTGGGCAAGAACGTGCAGGAAGCAGCCGACGCCGCCTCCAGGGCCGCCACCGCAGCCGCTGACGGCGTATCCGGCGTAGCCACCGCCGCGAGGGCTGCTGCTGACGCCAGCCAGGGCATGGCCGACGCCACCGCGGCCGCCGCCGACGCCACACAAGACATGGAAGGCTGGGCGGACCGCGTCGCCAAGGCCATGGAAGCGATGGTCTCCGGAAGCAAGAACACCAAGACCGGACTCGACGAGCTCGCCAAGGAGATCGCCAGCCTCGGGGACGCCTCGCAAGAAGCCGAAGTCCGCCAGGAGCTCCTCGGGAAGGTCATCGACACCCTCTCCCTCAAGGTCAAGCAGTCCCGCAACCTGTGGGCGGGCCGCGTCACCAGCGACCAAGAGTTCACGAAGAGCACGAGGGACTTGCGGCAGGCGCTCTTGAACCTGCGTGACGCCGGTGACCTCACCGACAAGCAGATGAAGGACCTGACCCAGTCCGTGGCGTACGCGCAACGCGGCCTCGACTCCGCGGCCGGGATCGCGTCTCGCGGTGGTCTCGCGTGGACCGTACAGATCGCGCTCACGAACCAGTTCGGGGACGCACTCAAGGGCCTGGGACCCGCCGGAACCGCGGCGGCAGGGGCCCTCAAGTTCTTCGGCGGCGCCCTCGGGAACCTGCAAGCACCACTCACGGCGGCTGACTTCGGGCTCGACAAGATCGGTCGCATGTTCATCAAGCTTCCGCAGCTGATCGGGCTCGCCACCAGCGCCATCACCATCGGGTTGGGCGTGGCGTTGTACAAGGCCGCGGTCGCAGCTGGCGAGACGGCCGACAAGATCGACAAGGCCGCCCAGTCCGCCGGGTTCACGGCCGAAGCGTTCCAGGAGGTTGCGTTCGCCCTCGAACAGTCCAGCGTGAGCATGGACCAGACCCAGAAGGGCCTGGCGGCGTTCAACCAGCGCCTCGGGCAGGCGGCAGCCGGGACCACGGTCATCGCTGACGCGTACCAGCGCCTCGGCGTTGACATCCGCGACACCAACGGCATCATCAGGTCCAGTGAGGACGTCTTCCAGGACGTCATCACCAGGCTCAGCCAGTACGCCAGCGCCGCCGACCAGGCCGCGCTCGGCGCGCAGATCTTCGGGAAGGACTTCGCTAAGGTCATCATCCCGGCCCTCAAGGACGGCGCCACGGGGTTCAACGAGCTCCGCAAGCAGGCCCGCGACATGGGCCTCATCCTGACCGGGCAGACGGTGCAGTCCTTGGTGGACTTCAAGACCGAGATGGGTCTCGTGAAGCGCCAGGTTGAGACGGCGCGGATCGAGATCGCCGCGTCGTTCATGCCCGTGCTGCGCCAGGGCCTCGTGCCGCTGTTGCAGAACGTGGTCGTGCCGGCGTTGCAGAACGTCGCAGCGCGCGTTGGACAGTTCACTGAGAAGTTCCTGGACCAGACCCCGGCCGGGGTCGAGTTCCGCGCGCAGATGGTCAAGAACCTCGAACCGCTCCTGCGCTTCGGTGACATCGTCATCGGCATAGGTCAGGGCTTCGCGTCCTTCGCGAACCTCGTCGTCGGGTACGCGGCTGGCATCGGCAGCGTCCTCGGCACGCTCTCCGTCCAGGCTCAGCAGTTCGCCGCCAGGATGGCCAGCATCGGCGAGGGCCTCGCCTGGTGGCAACAAGGCAACTGGCTGGGCGGCATCGAGATCTTCAAGCGGCTGCGGGACACCATCGCTGACACGTTCGATCCGGACGAGCTCGGGCGCAGCTTCGAGGAAGCGGCAGGCACGTACCTGGACCGCGCGTTCGCCCAGGCGTCTGCTGGCCAAGAGCGCCTCATCCGCGCCCTCAGCGGCGACTACAGCGCCATCGTCGAGAACCTGCGCGACAACCTGGCGGCAGCCGCCGCTACCGGAGCCTCAGCGTTCAACGACCTGGGTGACGCGGCCGAGTACGTGGTTGGAGCCTTGGGGGACTTGGCCGTCACCGCTCCCGAAGGGAGCATCGCGTTCGCCGAGCAGGCAGCCGCTGCCGCCGCCAAGGCGTTCAGTGTCGCCGTTGACGACGAAGCCAGGGCTGCCGCCAAGGCGCTCGAAACCTACTGGCTCGGGGTCGCAGCCAGCATCAAGGCCGGGTTCGAAGACCAAGACCCGCTGGCCGCAGCCAGGCTCTGGACTGACAGGCTCACCGAAGAGATGCGTGTCGGCGCGAAGTCGGCTGGTGCGGCCTTCGACCTCGTAGCCGATGGCGTGGAGCGCTGGAAGCGAGAAGTGGACCGCCTATTCCACGAGGTCGGTTGGCAAGACCCCGACTACCAGGATGCCGTCGCCAAGCTGGAGTTTCTCGAAGCGTTCCTGCAGCGACTGACGTCCCAGTCGGTGAACATCGAGTTCACCGTTGATGTCGCCCCCGCAGCGCAGGTACTGGGGCGAGACCTTACGACCCTCGCGCCCATCGCAACTGTGCTGGAACGCCCCCTTGCCAACGCCGCGTTCCTGATCCACAAGTTCGCCACTGACACCAGCGACGACTTCCAGGCGTTCCGTACCGACTACGACGACTGGGTCAACAACGTCGGTCTGGGCGCGAACAGCGTGTCGGCCGCCATGCAGGTGCAGACCGACGCCGTGAACCTGTTCCTGGATTCGATCTCGGCCATGATCGACGCGGTCAACAACCCGAAGCTGGACGTCGGCATGCAGGACGTGTTCGACGCCTTGAGTCGGAACCCGGCGTTCAGCATGGTGCTCATGACTGCCCCTGGCGGCGCTGCTGCGCCAGAACTGGGCCTCATCCAGGCAGCGTATGCGCGGCAGACCGAAGCGTACGCTGCCCTGCAGTCGGCCATGACCGAGGAGCAGATCGTCGAAGCCGGGCGGCGGTACGCGGCCGCTCAGGCCGAAGTGCAGCGCCTCGAAGCCTTGTACAAGGGCGCCGATGTCGTGCCGGTCGCGCCTGAGCTCGGCGAGAGCGTCAGGGCGCAGCTCGGGCAGGACCTGGCGGCGGCGGCCAGGCAAGCCGCGGCGTTCGGGAACCAAAGCGAATACGCCGCCACCTCCCTTGGCCTAGTCGAGTCGGCCATCAAGCGCCTCCTCTCCGAGAACCCCGCAGCGTTCATCGACGACCTCGTCGCGGTCTGGGAGCGCTGGAACATCGAGATGCAGGAGAGCGGCGAACTAGCCCCGGACCTCCGCGACGTGATGCAGCAGCTTGAGGGCGCTCAGGCGCGCCTCGCGCAGTTGACTGGGCAGGCTCCGAGCCAGTGGGACGAGCTGCGCACCGCGTTCCAGAACGCCGCAGGCGCTGGACTTGACCTCGGCGACGACCTAGAGCATCTCCTCGAGGTCATCGAGAAGCTCGAGAAGGTCGACGAGGCCACCAAGGCGATTAACAAGCTCGCCGGTGACATCGACCTCGGGTCCGGCATCGCCGAGGGCCTCACCAAGGCCATCGAAGGCATCAGCGGTGGCGACCTGCAGGGCGCCATTGGCGGGCTCACACAGCTCGGCACCAGCATCGGCACCCTCATCGGTGGTCCCGCAGTCGGCGCACTGGTCGGCGCCATCGGCCGCGGTGTACAGGCAGCCGTCGGCCTCTTCCAGACCATCAGCGACCTGTTCACGGGCGACAGTCCCGCCAGGCGCAAGCTCGCCCAGTCCCTCGCCAGCACTGTGGCCGGCGCGTTCCGCACCGGGATCATCGAAGGCATGCGCGGCGGGGAAGACTGGAAGAAGAACCTCAAGCAAGGCGTTAAGGAGGCCGTCCTTGGTGCCGTCGTGGACGCGTTCATCCAGGCAGCCATCATGCAGGCCATCTTCCAACCGTTCATCGACACCTTCACCAAGATCCTCAACAAGAGCGGTGTCGGCGCCGCCTTCGACTACTTCGACAGCACCTTCGAAGGGTTCTGGGACAACGCCATGGACGTCATCGAGGGCTTCGTCGCCAGGGGCAGCCGGTACTTCGAGCAGGTCGAGAACCAACTCCCCGACCCGCTCAACACGGGCCGCATCGACCTCCCCACTGCAACGGTGGGGGTGCTCGCAGCTCCGCAGTGGGCGATCGAACTCGGCACCGCGGCAGAGCGGATGCGGGAGGCCGGTGACGCCATGCTGACCGCCGCCCAGACGATGCAAGACACGTTCCAGGCCGGCATCACCGTGAACACCCAGTCGAGCAGAGGCGTGGACGCGTACCGAGGTGCGGCGTGAGAACCCGCAACCTGACCCTGCACAACGCCGGCGGAACGCAACTCCTCAGCCTGCTCGTTCGGGAACTCGAGGAGACCAGCGACGGCCCCCTACGGAACCTCGAGGGCGTCCAACCACCAGCTAGCAACAAGCAGGCGGCGTGGGGCGACGGCCTGTACGGCGCCGGCACTCTCAGGCGCCGCGTGGCCCTCTGCAACATCGGGTCGTACTCGACACTCGGGCATGCGAAGGCCGCGCTCGAGGTGGCGCTCCTATCAACGGCTGAGGTCCGCGTGGACGGTTGGGCGCTACCGATCGCCGGCAGCCTCGGCATCAGCAGTCACCAGACCATGCTCACCGAGTTGCAGGCCGTCATCGAACTCGTACCGGCAAGCGCACACTGGCGGTACCTCACCGGGCCAGGCAGTGGCACGGGAAGCCAGGCTGGGACCGCCCTCACTTTGCAGAGCCTCGTGGCCGGCGATGTCGGCAAGCTGGTGGTGTTCGCGAACGGTCGCGAAGCCATCATCACGGCCGTTGGTGGCAGCACCTCGGCCACGGCCGACGTCGAGCAGACCGTCGCCAGCCAGTCCTACGCCTTGTTCACGGCTGTCACGGGGCTCTTGTGAGCACGTGGTCCGTCACTATCAGCGACCCGCTCAACGACACCGTGCTAGCCACGATCGAGAACGGCGTCGACACAGCCACGGGCGAGGTCGCGATCCGCGGCTTCGACCCGCCCGTCGTCACGCCGCCAGGCAAGGGCGAGAGCCTCAACTTGTACGTGCACCAGGCTCTGTTGCAGGTGCCTCCGAGGGCGATCATCCAGCACTCGATCAACGGCACGCCAGTGTTCTGGGGACCGGCCGTGATCGTGCCACCACCTGGCGCGAAGGGCGCGGGCCCGAGAGACGTTGATCGTGACGCCCGCGAGCGCGTCACCGTCCTCGGTGGTCACAGGCTCCTGCAGGACAGCATCGTCGGAGCTAGGCTCCTAGACCGCGTGGCGCTCATCGAGCTCGGTAGCGCCGATGTCGCGATCATCGCGTACGAACTGTGCCGCCTATACGCGCACCCCGCGCTGACCGTTGACGCACTGAACTTTCCCGCGACCGGCGCCGTATTGAGCATCCTCTACCGCCCCACAAGCGTGCTGACCGACTCGCTGCAGGTGCTCGCCGAGACCGTCCCGGGCGGAGCGATTCCCTGGGTGGACGCGACCGGCGCCGTGCACTTCGAGGCGCAAGGAGGCAGCTAGTGGCGACTATCCTCTACTCCGACGTCTCCACGACTGAGCGGCTCCCCGTCGACGCGCAGGATGTGGTGACCAAGGTGCAGTTGGTTGTCGCTGGCGGTCGCGCCGGACCCTACCCGGACCAGGAGACGACCATGATCGTCGGTGGTGGCACTGTCGATCACATGCCAGAGCCGATCGTGTTCGAATACGAGGCCCCCGAGCACGACACGTACGGCTGCACTCGTGCGTTCGCTCTGCCGGAGGGCGTCGACCCGTTCCTGCCTCCAACCGACGAGCTCATACCTGAGCCGTCCGCCATGAACATCTCGAACCCTGGCAGCCCGAGCGCCGTCCGGGACGGCGATCCCATCACCTACGCCGAGTTCACCGGGCAGGCGCAATCCAGGCTCGTGTACGAGTTGGGCGACTCCAGTTGGGCGTATCGGGTCGCGGGTTTCAAACTCCGGTACGCGATGACGGGCTCCAGCGCCGCTCTCGCGTCACGCTTGAACCAGCGCGTGTACATGCAGCAGTGGCACTACACTCCACCGCCTGACGCCGAGGCGCGCATCCTCTCGCAACGCCGCTACGACCTCTCCGCCACGTCGACGTTGGAGGACCTGCGCGACGTGTACGCCGTGACCATGTGGGACGCCAGGGGGGCCGTCGACAACCGCAGCGAGGACCTCGTGAAGGTCGCGTTGATCGAGTTACAGATGCTCCCGTTCGCGTCGGCGTCATGGCGAGTGCACGAGTTCTACCCGTTGGTCCTCAACGAGGACCTGTTGCTGAGCATCGCGCGCGACCAGATCCGCCTGCCTGCCCTGATCCCGCAGCGCGTCACGGTCGACGGTCCTCCCGTCTCAGCTGACGTCGAGCACACGATCGTCGGATGGCCAGGCGGTGACTTCACTGGGCGCGTCGCGCAGCAGCAGTACCAGCTGGGACGGACCATCATCGACTTCGAGCAGGCCGGCGCGCTCGTCGGGCTGTCGGCCGACAGTGCTGAGGCCGTTCGGGAGCGGCGAGTGGCCATTGATACGGCCGTCGCATCGGCTTCCTATCCGGTGCGGATGGGGGAGAGGCAGTGACGCTCTCATGGCATACTCACCACAAAGGGGGTAAGTATGCGCAGACTCATCACCGCTCTGTTGGCGGTGGTCCTCTTGGCCTCGTGCAGCCAGAGCCCGTTCCAACGCCTGAACCCGGTCGGTTATTGGTACGGCTCCTGGACCGGAGCAGGGCTATCCGATGCGAGCCTACAGGCAACGATCACCGCCACGTCGTCAGGCTGGCAGGCAGTCTTCACGAGCAACAACTTCCCGACCACCGCCATCTGTTCGAACCCGGACGACCAGGGCCCGCTCTACCTCTATTGCGGAGCTTGGGCGGGAGCTGAGATCCTCGTCTGGGAAGGAAACGTCAACGGCGAGTCGTGGTCGGGAGTGTGGACGTACATCGGCCCAAGCCAGAACCTTGGCGGGTCGTTCAATCTGCGACGCTAGCCGCACGCTCAAGTTCCGACCGGCCCCGCCTAGTGCGGGGCTTCTCTTTGGAGGTGCCCGTGACAGTTCGTAACAGTTTCGCGCGGCGCCCGCCGTTCCCGTTCAGCGAGCGAGCCAGGTCACTCGAGCTGGTCTGCGAACCCAGGGGTTACGTGAGGGCGTGGTCGGGTGATGGTCGTCCGTACTGGTCGCCGTGCCTGGCGTGGTCGCCTGGGCCGGTGGCGTTGGCGTCGACGGGTGATGGGCGGTATCCGACGTTGTTCGGTCGGTCGTGGTTGTTGCAGATGTGCCAGGACGGTAGTTGGGTTCTGTACCAGCGTGACGGTACTGAGACGCTGGTGGTGGTGCCGTGGGATGTGGTGCCGCCGTTCGGTGGCATCAGTGCGCGGCACGTGACGTTGGCGTTCGACCAGGCCGCAAGGCCGGCCATCGCTTGGGAAGAAGCGGATGGTATTCGGCTCAGGGAGTTCAACGAGATCGCTGGTAACTACGCGTTCATCGGCCCGTTCGAGGGTTGCGATCCGGTGCTACTAAACGACGCGACGGTGAACTATCACGTGGCCGGGTCGGACGTGGTGCTCTTCTATCTCTCGGCTGACCGCACGAAGCTCATGTACCGGGTGCAGAACGAGAACTATCTCGTCGAGCACGAGCACCTGGAGTACGGCACCGAGGTGGTGCTGGACGCTCCCGACATCGGCGGCTACAGGTTCCAGTTGCGGCACTCCGACGCCGCTGGCGAGATCATCCCAGAGACAGGCAGCTTCCTCGCGACCCTGTCGGACGTGTACCCCATCTACGTCAGCGAGTTCTTCGGCGCTGGCGTTCACTCGCTCAAGGAGGGCGAGTACGAGCTGGTGGTCATGAAGCGCCCGGCTGTCGCCGAGGGGCTGACTGCGGTCGTCGACTCTCTCGGTGACGGGTTGTTGCAGCACGTGATTATCTTGCGCTCGGGCGCGGATGCGTTGACGGGCGTGGTCGGTGGTTTGGAGGACGGTGTGTTCTTGAACGTGATCATCCAGCGCGACCCGGTGACCGAGGCGGTCGAGGGGGCAGTGGCTGGCCTGGAGGATGGTGCTTACGTCCTCTCGGTCATCCAGCGCACGACGCAGACGGACGGCATGACAGGTGTGATCGGTGGACTGAGAGACGGTGCGTATGTCGCGGCGTGATTGCGGTTGCCCGCCCCTCGTCACCCCGACCCTCGACGAGCTGCTGGCTGTTCGGGCTGGGCGCGGGTTGCGGGAACGCCGCCCCCCACCAGCCAAGGTCAGCGCGGGGTTGCGCGGTTGGGCGCGCTGGTCGCTCGTCGACCGCGGCGGCCGGGTCGTGCAGGCGGGGGAGCAGTCGAACCTGGTGCTGGACCAGGGCCTCGACCAGATCGCCAGCGTCACCATCCTGTCCGAACTCGGGGGTGGCGCGAGCCCGGCCAGCTTCTTTCCGCTCATCAGGTACTGCGCGGTGGGGACGGACAACAGCGCGCCGGACGAGAGCGACACGGGACTCGGTGCCGAGGTGGGCAGGACTGACGCCACCTACGACATCGAGACGCTGACTAGGAGCGCGCCGGGCCTGTACGAGATGACGCGCTTCATCGAGTTCGATTACGGAGCCGGGAACGGCAACCTCACCGAGTGGGGGTTCAGCAACAACGCGTCCAGCGGCTCGAACCTCTTCAACCGCGAACTGTTCAGGGACGGCGACGATGCTCCAGAGGTCGTCACCAAGACCAGCGACTTCAAGCTCCGCATCATCTACACCCTGGAGGTGTCGCTCACCCCAGTCGCGTTCACGCCTGGCAGCTTCGACATCACCAACATCGGGACCGTGAACGGCGACTACATGCTGTTGGGTGGTGGCGCGCCGCCTGGTGCGGTGAACAACTCTGCGGGGATGCGGTGCACAGCTCCGGATCTGAAGTTATTCAGTACGTTGGCTCGTGGTGGGCGTGGCACACTGGTCGGTGGGCTGTTAGATCAGCCCGCGGCCGCGTCGATTCGCGCCGACGGCAGCGACCGTAGCGGGGTCACCTACGTGACGGAGCTCAACGAGACGGGGGACACCGTAACGCTGACCGTGGCCCGAGAGGTGTTGACGCCCGCGGATGCGTACGTGCCGGGTAGTTTCGAGCGCACCGGCGGCAGTTGGCGGTGGGACACCCAGTACGCGAACCTCACCCCGATTCGGGCCTTCCGGCTCGGCGGCGGCACGGACGTGTGGAACAGTGGCCTGGCCAACTGCGCGCGGGTCGGGTATGTGTTCGACCTCGACCCTGGCGACGAGTTCAGCAAAGACAACGAACACAGGTTGAGCATTGGAGCACCTACCGTCACCTGGGGCAGGGCGTGAATCCGCTGCCGGTCAGGGACGAGCACGAGCGGAATCCAAAGCCCAGGCCGCAGAACGTGGCGTTGACCGTGGAACCGCCCGGCCTGGAGGCCATCGATTATTACGCCCACAGTTTCGTGACCGGCAGGCAGTACCGGGCCTTGTCGGTGTGGTCGTGGCCGTGGTGGTTGACGGACGAGGAGTCCGCGCCAGTGAGTGGCGGGTTCGGACCAGGGTTCAGTAGCGGCTTCGAGGGCGGCATGGATTCGCCCCAGGGCGCAGGGTTCAGCTCTGGCTTCTCGGCAGGGTTCGGACAGTGAGGAGGAACCGTGGCTGACACCAGGAGAACATGGGCTCAACTAGCCGTCCTGTTCGCCGATAACACCGCCGGGGCTATCAGCCCGCAGGACCTACGCGACGGGTTCGCGAGCCTGCAGCCGCACGTGGCGGCCACCGCGCCGACCGTCAGTGACGACGAGACGGCAGGGTTTGATGTCGACCACGCTTGGTTCGATACCAGCACTACCCCCGACAGTCTCTACCGGTGCCTATCCCCAACGACCGGCGCGGCGGTGTGGGCGAAGGTCTACCCGGTAACCGCATCCGTGGCGTGGGGAGCCATCACCGGTACACTAGCCGACCAGACCGACCTACAGGCGGCGCTTGACGGCAAGGCAGCAGCGAGCCACGCGCACACGCAATCGTTCATCATCGCCGCTTCGGACGAGACCACCGACTTGACGACTGGGACGGCCAAGGTGACGTTCCGCATGCCGTACGCCTTCACGGTCTCCGCGGTGCGGGCGAGCGTGACGACCGCGCCGACCGGCGCGAACCTCGAAGTCGACATCAACGAGGGCGGCGCGAGCATCCTAAGCACCATCCTGAGCATCGACGCGGGCGAGAAGACGTCCACCACCGCCGCCACCGCCGCCGTCATCAGCGACTCATCCCTGGCGGATGATGCGGAGATCACAATCGATATCGACCAGGTGGGCAGCACCGTGGCCGGCGCGGGGTTGAAGGTCACGCTGATTGGCACGAAGACGTGAGCCTCACCATCATCAACCCGTACGCGTTCGGTGGCGGCGGACCCGCGCCTGATGCGTTCGCTACCGCCGTGCTTGCCCTCAACCCGCTCGTGTACTGGCGACTCGGCGACAGCAGCGGCCCCGCGGTCGACGCCAGTCCGAACGGTAGGGACGGGACTTACACGGGTGGACCGACACTCGGCGCCACCGGTCTCCTGCACGGCAGCGCCGACACCGCAGTGGCGTTTGACGGAAGCGACGACGTCGTGAGCCGCAGCAACGAAGCCTGGATGAATCCAAGCGGTGCCCTGACGGTCATCGCGCTCGTCAATCCAACGAGCGTCACCGGTCGGCGCACCATTGTCGCAAAGTGGGACGACACCTCGTATCCGGCCAACGCCGAGTGGCTACTCGACCACAACGGCACGACGGTCAGGATGTTGTTGCAGGGGTCATCCGTCGTAGGTATCGCGTCCGCGAGCGGAGCTATTGCTATCGGGGCTGCGCACTTCGTCGCCGGCCGCGTAAGCGGCGTCACTGCCAGCGTCAGGCTCTACAACGCTTCCGGGCTGGTTGGGAGCGGGAGCGCGAGTGCGACGGGAACGTGGCCCAATCGGGCACAACCCTTGCGGGTCGGAGCTGAGGGCGCAGGAGCGTACTACCAGGGGCGCATCGACGAGGTCGCGTGGTTTCCGAGTGCCCTGAGTAACGCCACCCTCGACAACCTGGCCGGGATCGCGCTAACCGGGACAGGCTTCTAGCGTTTCCGCGCTGTCACGATGAACTCCTCGCCGTGCTCGTGTGCCTGTTCGCTGTCGTGTGGTCGCAGAACTGGACGTGGTTCGCGAGCGCCCTACTCGTCGTCGCGTGGGTCAAGCACAAGGGCAACCTCACAGCCCGGATTGGGGGATGAGTGAACATCATCCATCGCATCATCGACGCCATCAAGCGATTCTTCGGCTGGCGACCACCAGAGCCGCCCATCGAGGAACCAGACCCGCTCCCTGAGCAGCCTCAGGAGCCCGCCGAGCCGGAGCCCGAGCCGGAAGTACCCGAGGAACCCGAGCCGGAGATTCCTGACGCCCCTGAGCCGCTGCACGCGGTCGTGATTAACTCCTGGCAGTTCGACGAAGGCCCGCAATGGCAGAGTGGCGTCGACGGGCTCACCAGCGGAGTCACGCACCTAGCGGCGGTCGAACCCGGCGATGGCGACCTCACCGCCACGACCATGATCGAACTCGGCGACGGCGTTTGGCACGTCTGGGCGAGAGTCTACGCACCCGACTTGCGGAGCGACCGCTTCTACGGCGGTATCGCGTCACAGGCCATCTACCGCGTCATCGCCACGCAACTAGGCCGCTACCACTGGGTGCACGTCGGCACGTACGTCCTCAGCGAAGGCGGGCACCGCATCGGCGTCGGCACCGGCGAGGTTGGCCTCAGGCTGGATTGCCTCGTGCTCGACCCGAACGGACTCACCCCGGCAGAGTTGGACGAGCTGGTCGGAGCGCCGGAGCACGTTGAACCACCAGTGACCGAACCCGAGCCGCCCGTCATCCAGCCGCCCGTGACGCCGCCCGCACAGCCGACCGTCTGGTCGCTGAAGGTGCGCCCGTTCGGCGGCACGTACCGCAACGGCAAGGCCATGAGCGGCGAGGAGCGCAGGGCGTACGACGGCATCCTCAACTACTGGCGCACCACCGGCAAGTCCGACGCGATCAAGTCGCTCAGGACCGGCAACAGTTACGCCATAGGCAGGGGAGCGCCAGCGTCAGCGCTCGGTAGCCTCGACATACTCCTCAGACTCGTTGGTGACGCCAGGCTCCTAGACCTCATGGCTGAACTGGGCAATGAGGCAATCAGGGGGATGAGGCGCACGTGGGCGCCCGGCACGGCCCTACCGGCAGAGTACGACCGCGCCCCGCACGGTGAGTTGATGCTGCCGTGGCTCAAGACCAAGTCCGAGCCTCGGTATTTCGGGCAGGATTACCACCTCAGTGACGCTCCGAAGGCGTGGTCGATGCTGTCGCGTATCGCTCTCGCGTTGCGCGAGAACCGGGGCGCTGCCAGCCCAGCCGGTCACGATTACGCCGCGTTGGCCGACAAGTGGCGCGGCCTGTTCGCAGGGTACGAACGAGTCTGGAGCGCCGTCAACGACGCCGCATTCCCGGCTGCCGCGCAGGTGCCGCGCATCTACCGAGGACGGTGGGTAGCGGGCAACTACACGCGCGCCGCGCGGGACGAGTGGCCTACCAACATGCGCGCATCCACGCACAGCAACTGGTCAATCTCGGTACTGACCCTGAACATGGGCCGCATCCTCGGCAAGCCCGAGACGCAGTCTCGGAGCGCCGTCGAGTTGTACGTCAAGACCTTCATGCACCGCGAACAAGGCGTGACGCTTGACGACACCGGTTACGGCCCGGGGCTCATGTTCCCGCGCGGCACCGTCTCATGGGCCGTCCAGTCCGAGGCGTACGAGATGCCGACGAACTACGGTGAGCAGGTCGTACCGGACGCGGTGAGCCTCTACCTCGACCTCGGTGCCGACAGTCACGTGACGCTGGACTTCTTCGAGCGTTACGCCCGCAACGTCGCCGGGTGGCTGCTGCAGGGCCCAGCGTCGAACTTCACGGTCAAGAACGGCATCGCAGGCATGGCATCCAGAACGTACGTGACCCCGGCAGGGGAGACGCGCAAGTTGCCCCCAGCCAGCGAGGCCACCAGCGTCGGCAGTGGTGATAGGACTGACGACCAGTACGCAGGTTACGGACTGCAACTGCTTTTGCCGTGGGACCCGGACGGGAAACTGGCCGAGTACGGACGCGCATCCTGGCTCAGGTACGGCGGCGCAAGCGGCGGGAGCATAGACAGACCAATCGACCTCTACCACCCGACCGGATTGTTGCTGAGAGGAGCGCTTGCTTGACCGACACCGAGTTCCTGGCCTCCATCGAGGCCGCCGCCCGCAAGCACAAACTCAGTCCCGAGGGCGCAGCCGTGCACGCCGCGAACGAATCCAACTACGGTCGCAGCCAGTTGGCGGCGAAGTACGCGAACCTGTGGGGCGTCAAGGCCACCGGGGCGCACACGCCGTTCTGGAAGGGCGCGAAGGTCAGCCTCCCGACCTGGGAGGAAGTCAACGGCAAACCCGTTCAGATCAACGCGGAGTTCCGCGTCTACGATGACTGGCCGGCGGCGGTTGGTGACTACGCAGACCTCATCAAGCGCCTGTACCCGTACGCGCACGCGCACCCTGACAACCCGGTCGCGTTCCTGGCTGGCTTGTTCTCGTTCGCTCGCAAGTGGGCGACCGACAGCGCCGCGTTATCGAAGGCGTTGACCATCCTCGACCGGCATTACGACGGTGCGGTGCGGCGCTTCGGGCGGCACGAGGTCGTGGTCGACAACAGCCCGACGTTCGCGAAGGCCGTCAGCATGGCGACTGCCGCGCTCGGTGGCCGCCCGTTCGTTGACCGGACCGGAGTGAACGTGACCCGCACCCGCAGGCCGGACGGGAGTTACAAACTCGACATGACGCGCGCCGAGTGAGGCGCTGGCGAGCGTTCATGTGCCGCAGGTGGATGATGCGCTGCCAACGATCCGGTCGTCAACGCCGTTGATTCGTTTCATTACCTGAACCTTTCCTCTGACAACTTCCGAGAGGTGGTGGTCGCCCTGTCGCTGATTGCTGGCAGCTCCGCAACCTGAGAGGGGGTGAGGGCCACAGGCCCGTATCTCGGCCGCGCCCACGACACGGACGCAACCGCAACCCAACCCCAACAGCCCCGGTCCAACAGGCCGGGGAGTTCACTTTTACAGGAGGCAACATGCTACCGAGAATCATCGTGTTCCTACTCGCCGCGCTCGCCAACGTGCTCGGCCTCGACCCCGACCTGCACGACCCCAGCGTGTGGTTCGCCAGTGAAGCCGCCCTAGCCGTCGTCGTCCTAGCCGCCGTGTCGTTCATCAAGCGCGACAGCAGCATCAAGGGCTTGGCGAGCATCCTGCTCAGCCTCGGGACCGGCGCTGCGCTCGCACTGGCGGGGTACTTCGGTGAGTTGTTCGCGGTCGGCACGACACTAATCCAGGCGTTGATGTTCGGAATCGGCGCTGCAGGCGGCGCGTCCATGTTCTTCGACGCGCTCAAGGCGGTGTTCGGCGCAAAGTCCCCGGAGCCGGTGACCTGAGTGACCCGGCTCCTCCGCCCGCTGACGATCACGATTCTAGGGATGATGCTGCTCGGGAACGCCAACGCCGAAGACGGTGAACCCTTCAGCGTCCTGGCGAACACGACACTCTCGTGCAGCGCGAAACTCCCCAGCGGCCTCGTCGGCTGTTACTGGGAGCGACCCGTGTGGGTTCTCGGTGCGTTCGAGGTCGCGGTCGGCATCGACGCGCAAGCGGCACTCAACGGCGGCGACAACTACATCGGCGGGTACGGGATCTTCGCTTACTACGCGCCGACATGGAGCGCGTGGGCCGAACTGCACCTACCCGACCTAGCGCCGGTCATCGGCAACCCCGACTGGTTACGCGTCGGGTTCACTTACCGCTTTGGAGGTGAGTAATGAAAGACAAGACGCAAGCCGCCCGCGACCTCATGGCCGCAGGGTGGACGCTCGACGAAGTGACCGCCGTTCTGGGTCCGCGGTACGAACTGGTCGACCCGTGGGGGTTCGTTCGCTTCCCTGCGAACATCGCCGGGCCATACCCGTATCCAACCCACACCATCACCTTGACGGCAGAGGGGAGAACATCGTGAAAGACGGCAAGTTCAGTTTCGACTGGGTGAACTTCATCATCGGCTTCGCCGCTGGCGCGATCTTCACCGCCATCATCGGCAGGCTCTAACCCCTCGACCGTTGAGAGGAGGCGAGCCCCCGTGTAGGACAACCACGCCAACACACAAGCACTACATCTGGTAGGGAAACCGCCCCTCCCCCACCCGAGGGAGGGGCCAATATCTTGCGAACCCAGGCGCACATATTCGCGTCACCATCCTCACGCCCTGGAGGCACAACATGGCACTAAGCGACGCGGAGGCGCAACGCCTCCTCGCAGACGTGGACAACCTACGCCACTACTTGTTCGGTAACGGGAAGGAGGGCCTAGACGAAATGGTCAGACGCAACACTGTCGCCATTACAACCATCCAGACCGCTGCCGTTAGAACCGATGCGAAACTCGACGCCTTAAAGGGCAGCATCGACAGTCTCGTGCAGGAACGCAGGGACGCGGACAACCAGCGGCTCGGTCAGGTCAGGCTCTTCAACAACGTGCGCATTGCGCTCATCGTCTTGTCGATCGTCATCGGCATCGTAGTACCGCTCGGGCAGTGGCGCATCAGCAACCAGTGGGCCGAGGTCAGCCAACAACTCAACCGCTTGCCGCCACTACCGGAGTAGTCAGTGCTGAACCGCCCCGGTAAAGAGGCGGCTCGGTGGTCAGGTGCTCTCTTAGCAGGGTCAGTGTATCAAAAGACGGGTTCCTCTAGCGCGTTGCTGCAAGCCTCGCGCCACGTGGTCCCGGTCGCGACGGTCTCGGGAATCCCGTGCTCGCCGCGACGACACACAAGGTAGATGGTCACGACGTCCGGCGGTGGGTTCTTCGCCTCGTTCCAGTCTTTCTCTAACCACATGCCTTTCTCGGCCAACCGCGCCTCGGCCCGTTCGCGGTCCCTGGCATCACGATCAACGGAGACGGTCACGATTGCACACCGGCTTCCCGCAAGGCGGCGCGAGCGTCAATGACGGCTTGCATGTCGCCCTCGTACTTCGCTTGCTGACTCGGGTACTTGCGCCACTCTGGTGGGTACTCGGCCTCGACGTAGTAAGAGAGTTCATCCGCGCACGTCTTGAGCGCAGCGGCTAGGCGCTCGTTCTTATCTTCTAACTCTCTAATGTATTGAACGGAGCGAGAAAGCAGCCTGACGTTCGCCTGGGCCACCGCCTCGCGCAACTCGGGGTCGGAATCGACTCTGGCATCTAGGTCCGGGTCTAGTGGCCTTATTCCGCTCACGCTTCCCCCTCCCCAACAGCAGCGAACGCAGTTTGCATCGTCTGGCTGATTGCTTCGATGAACTCCTCAGCCCAATCGTTCAGAGCGTCACCTAGCTCTGGCGTTATCGTCAGGCCGTAGTCCTTTAGGATGTCCACAAGTGTGCGCGTCTCGCCAGCGGCTAGGGCTTCGAGCGCGGTGACTCTGCTGCGGAGTTGTCGCAGATCGTTCTGCGCCCACGCGGCAAGCGTCTCGCCGCTGATCATCCAGTCCTCGAATACCCCCGTGAGGGTGGCGTTGCTGTCGAGCCTCGATCCGCGCCGCAGTTCGCGTTGCTGGTCGGAGAGCCACGCTACGGCCTCGGTGCGCGTGTCGAAGCTCCTGCTCATGCGTCTGGCGTTTCCGAGTGGTGTCCAGCCGATGACTAGCGCCGCCTGGTACCGGCCCGTGTCGGCTCGGAGCCAGATACTGCCCTCGCCAGGGTGACGACGAGACTTCTTCCTCGCCATCGGCCTAGTTGGGTCGGTGGTTGCCGTTGATGACGGGGATGGTGTTCCGCACTTCCCTCACGACCCCGTAGATGCGGATGTCAGCCGCCCAGATCGGTCGATAGGCGGGGTTCGAGCTGACCAGGACGTACTCGCCCGTGTCGGTGATGCTCTCGAGTACCTTGACGACCATGCCGCGTTCTGGCACGAAGGCCACGATGATGTTCCCGGGGCTGGCGTAATCCTGCACTTTGACGATGACGACGCTGTCAGGCCGGATGTCGGGCAGCATGCTGTCGCCCATGACTTTGTAGCCGACGTGCGGCCCTCGCCAGGTGTCCGGAATCTCCACTGGGTCTTCTGTCAACACGCCCCCATCGCCTCCTGGTCCCGCACTTAGCAGGTCGAAAACTGGAATCTGCCTAGTCCGGCCCAAGAGGGCGGGGTCAACGATTGATACATCGTCTTCAAGCGGCGGCGTGTAGAGGCCGGTGGTGCGCTCCCACTCGTCGCGGGGTATGGCGAGCAGTTGTCGTAGACCCTCCCGGATGTCTATCGAGGCGCTCGCGAATGATCGTTCGCCGCTCTCAAGCTTGGCTAGGTAGGCCGAGCTTAACTCAACTTCGCGGCGCTTGAGCTCAGCGATTACTTCTGGGCGCTTCAAGCCGCGCGCTAGGCGCCAGCGGCGGAGGAGCAGTCCGAGTTCCTTGGCCCTCGCGTCACTCACGAACGAGGTCCTGGGCGGCAGCAGCCGCAAGTGGGATGTTGGTACTAAGGCTACCCTCAAGGTGACCCATAATGTACTAGATAGTACTAACCTGACACAAGAGGGCGTCACAGTCGCGCCTAAACGACGACTGACCGCGTACGACCTTGTACTAAGTTGACACAGTGGCGTTCTAGGGTTAGATTAGTACCATGTCACACCAACTCCGACCCGCGAACGACCTGCGGCGCGACGTACTCGAGGCCATGGCCAAAAAGAGCATCAGCGCGCGACAGATCATGCGAGAGACGGGAATCAGCCACATCACCGTCAACCGCTTCCTACGCGGAATCGGAGAAACCCGCCCAGCCACGATCGTCAAACTGTGCCAACACTTAGGACTAGACTGGTACAGCCCCGACGAGCAAGGCGTACGCGCATGACCGCTGAACGCGCCGCCTACCTGGCCGCCCTCGAGTACCTCACGGCCGAAGAGGCCGCCGAACTACTCCGCACCGGCCGCCACCAGATCTACAAGCTCGTGAACGCCGGGCTACTCAACTGCACGCGCTTCGGCAAGCGCCAGGTGTTCAGCAGGGGAGAGCTCGACCGGTTCATGCAACTGCACGATCACCACGCGCCCACCCCCATCACCCCAACCGTGCGGAAGAACCTCGCGCGCGCCAACTGACCGCCAAGCAACAGGCGCGCCAATAGCGCGCCCGAGCCACTAGACCCGCCTGCCAGCGGGACGAAAGGGGAACAACGAGGATGATACCAGCCACGCTACCCAAAACACCACCAGGAGCCGGCCAACGAGCCCGCAGCGCCTGGAACCAGAACGCCGGCACGGGACGCCTCTACCAGAACCGAGCCACCCTCCAAGCCGCACTCCCCATCCTCGAGAGCGACCTCGACCACCTGACCAGCAAGCAGGACCCGAAGCGCGAGGACGCGATCAAGCGCATCCGGTTCACCAAGTACCTGATCGCGGTCACGGAACGGCAGATCGCCGCGCTCGAGGGCCGCGCATGACCACCGACCGCCGCTACCCCGCAGCTGTAGGCCGCACCGTCACCCTGCGCCTCCGCGCCGCAGCCAGGAACCTCGACTTTCACGGCAACCTCGCGCAGATGCGCGGAGACCGTTGGTTGGCGGGCCTGTGCGCCCGCAAGGCGGCCGAAGCGCGGCGTGACGAGCGCGCCATCACCAACCGCCGCATCCTCGCCGCCGTCGAAGCCAGGCGCAATCAACTCGCCCGGCAATCCCTCGGCATCCACAAGAACACCAGCACGAGGATCCACTGATGTGGGAGTACCTGCTCGAGCTCGACTTCCGAATCTTCCTCGGCCTGGTCTTCGCGGCCATCATCACCCTCGGCAGCCTCGCCGTGTGGCTCACTGACCGACTGGACCCCAACTCGTGAGGACCGCGGCCACCACCACGCGCCGGTACCCCGCCCAGGTCATGCGCGACCAGCACTGCCCCACCTGCCTCGGCATGGGCACCATCGAAGTCGTCGAGCAACAAGCCTGGCAGTACGCCACCCACGATCACGGGTACGAACTGGTCGCCCGCGAAGAACCCTGTCCCGAGTGCCGCGGCACCGGCCGTCGCGTCAACAAGAGCGAGTACCTCTGATGCCCCGCGCCTTGTCACCCGCCATGAAGCGCGAGCTCGTGGCCCTCTACCGGCACCAGACCGGCAAGCTCACCCAGCACCACACCGTCAACCTCCAGCTCGTCAAGGCGCTCGTCAAGCGCGGCCTCGCAGAGGAACAGTTCGGCTTCGAACTCGCCACTTCCTGCCGCATGCCCGGCGCCTACCCCCTCACCGCCGACGGCCGCATCCAGGCCATGGCCGCCTTCACCGACATCCACGGGGGAGGTGCCAGCACCCACTAGCCCCGGTCAGGCAAACGCCCAGCCACCCCACGCCCCTCGGTCCAAGGAGCCGACAACGGCCAGAGAGAGACCCCACACATGGCACTACCCACCGGCAAACAAGAAAGCAACTTCCAAGCCATCGAGGAAGGCAACTACCACGCCAGCCTCAAGGCCATCACCCTCCAAGTCGACAGCGAATACGAAACCAAGGACAAGTTCAACGACGGCGACGGACTCTGCTACCAGGCCGGCACCATGGTCTGGAACGTCGACGGTGAAGAGTTCGAAGACCGCTTCATCCGCATCAGCACCAACGAGCAAGCCAAGTTCTACAACCGCCTCTCCGCCCTCATCGGCCGCGAACTCACCGAGACCGACAAGATCGAGTGGAAGATCAACAAGAAGGCCGACACCAAGATCGCCCTCGACCAGTACTACCGCGCCGGCAAAGACGACCCCGCCAACAGCATCCACAAGGGCCAATGGGTCGTCACCAGCGACGAGCCCCTCTACGAAGGCATCGAAGGCACGGTCGACGACCTGCTCATCAACGGCGAGAGCGTCATCGGTCGTGAGTGCCTCCTGCAGCTCGGGAAGAACAAGAAGGGCTACAACGTCGCGGATAGCACCGCCGCCTCGCCCCTCCCCAAGCGCGCCACCAGGCGCACCAGCGCCGCCGCTGCCGCAACCGATGACGACGACACAGAGGAGGCGGTCGAGGCTGCGCCCCGCAAGGGTCGCCGCGCAGCCGCACCAGTCGAGGAAGAAGTCGACGAGGACGACGCGCCGCCCCCCACCGCCAGCCGTCGCCGCCAGGCGCCCGCCGGAGCCCCCACCTAAGCCTAAGAGAGTGGCCAGCGACCGAGCTAGACCCTCGGCCGCTGGCCGTACCCCCATCAACCTAGACCCTCACGGAATCCAGTAACCGACAGGAGCAACGATGAGCATACTCACCAGACCCAGAACCACCCGCCCCGAGCGGCTATACGACCTCAGCGGCATCGGCCCCCAGCTCGCGGGCCGCGTCGAGAAGCACCTCAACACCATGCACCGCGAATGGCGCAAGTACGGCAGCCACGACCACCTCTTCAGCGGCATCAACGGCCAACGATCCCTCTACGAACAGAAGGAAGGCCTCACCGAAACCGAACTCCTCCAGGTCATCGAACGCGACCCGTACCTCCTCGTGGCTGTCCGTGGTATCGGCTTCAAACGCGCCGACGCCATCGCCCTCGGCGACTACGGCATCGACCACGACGACGAACGCAGGCACGAAGCCGGCAACCAAGCCGCGATCTCCTCCCTCGGCGCGCTACCTATGCACAAGTACCGCAAGGCCAGGGAACGCCTCGAGCTCCGCAACCGCGAGCACGAGCTGGCTGGCGTCGTGCCAGACCACGACCTGGTATGGCTCCCGGCCGAGCTCGCCGCCGAGGAGCTACTCGCGGACGCCTTCGAGGACGCCCTCACCGCAGCACCCAGCGACACCGACCACGCCATCCCAGCGGGCCTCGACCTCGGCCCGCTTAACGACGACCAACGCAACGCCGTCCGAACGGCCGCCAGCGGCATCCGCTTCATGGCGCTCACCGGCGGCGCCGGGACTGGCAAGACGCACACGGTCGCAGCCACCGCCAAGGCCGTCAAGGCGCAGCGCCGGTCGATGCGCGTCATGGCGTTCGCCGGCAAGGCCGCCATGCGGTCAGCCGAGGCCATGCGCGAGGCCGGCGTCGACTACGTCGAGTGCTCGACCATCCACCGCGCGTTGCACCTGCAATCCCAGTCCACCTACCCCGACCCGCTCCTCGAGGACGTGATCGTGCTCGACGAGGCGTCCATGATCCCCAACTGGCTCATGGCCAAGGTAGTGCAGGCCCTCAAGCCGTCGGCGACGTTGATCCTGGTCGGCGACCCGAACCAGCTCCCGCCGATCGGGCACGGCACCCCCTTCAACGACTACCTCGCGCTCGGCCTCCCGCACCTGCACCTGGTGCAGAACTACCGCCAGGCGGGACAGGTCTCAATCCATCAGTTCGCTGAGGCGATCAGGGAGCAAGACCCCAGCAAGTGGGGCGGCGCCGACCAGGGTGTCCTCACCGCATTCGCGGTCGACCCGAGCGAGATCGAGGGCACCTTCAACGAGAGCGTCAAGGCCGCAGCTGCCCGCCACCAGCTCCTCGAGTGGCAGTGTGTCACCTGGAAGAACGACACCAGGCACGTCCTCAACCAGCACCTCCAGGAGTTGCTGAATCCCGTCACCGACTTCCCGCTCTTCTCGTACCGCCTGTGGGGCATGAAAGACGAGTACGGGCGCGACCTCGACGCCCAGGTGTACGTCGGTGACAAGGTCCTCATCACCGACAACGAGTACGAGTACGAGGTGTTCAACGGCCAGACCGGGATCATCCTGGACGGAAGCAGCCAGTACCTCACTGTCGACCTGGTCGACGGCACCGAACCGCGCACCATCCCCATCAGCGACGCCCGCGACCTCATGCAACTCGGGTACGCCGTCACCGTCCACAAGGCGCAGGGCAGCGGCTGGGAGACCGTAATCCTCTACCAGCCCGAACCCGTGACGTTCAGCCCCAGGCGCTTCTACTACACGAGCGTCACCAGGGCCAAGAACCAGGTCGAACTGTGGACCACCCTCTCACAACGCGCCTGGTGGACGAACGTCCTCCAGGCCGATGCAGACCCCGACAGCACCCTCATCCAGCGGGTGGAGGAGGCGCGCTGATGCCGGCGCGTCACTCCCCCAGTCCGTGGGCGGTCAAGGTCACCGCGGGGATCACCAGCGGCGTGCAGGACGCCAACGGCGACACGCTCTTCCTGAGCGCCATCCCCAAGAGCGCCGAGGCTCGCACCGCACCAGCGCGCAACGAAGCCCCGAACGGCGGGCGGTACGCCGACCGCGTCGCGCCCATCTGGGACGAGATCAGGCGCACCATCCGCGCCAACGAACGCCTCGCAGCCGCAGCACCCGACCTCCTCGACCTCCTCACGCTCGCCCTCCCGTACGTCGAGGACGCCGCCGACCACCCCGTCCACGACACGGGAGTCCCGGCCGCGCTCGCTAAGCGCATGCGCCGCCTCATCGAGACCACCACAGGGGAAGACCAGTCGTGACCCGCCTCGCACTCTTCCTAGCCTGCTGCATCCCCCTGGCCGTCTTCCTCACCGCCGCGCTCCTCAACCCGGGCAGTCAGGTCGCCCTCGTCGCGTGGCTCGTGTGCCTGGCCGTCGTCCTCGCGCTCGCCGTCGCCTCGCACGTGATCGAGGTGCGCACCCGCCGCCGCTCGGCTCGCCGCGCGCGCATCCAACGCCGCCTGAGAGAAGGCCGCCTGTGAACTGGACCAGGTACGCCGACCAAGCACCCGAAGACCACCAGACCGTGATCGTGCTGCTCCACGGGGAGACCTACCCAGACGGGACCACCCTCCAGAGCGAACCCGTCGAGTACTACCCGCCCGTTACCGCCGAGACCGGCGAAGGACTCGGACCCAGGTGGAGCAGCTGGGACGACGCCACCAACAAGCGCCTCTGGGAACGCATCCACCCCGAAGACCAGTGGCGACCGGTAGAGGAGACGGCATGATCCCCAACCTCGTAGCAGCAGTCGACTGGCCGTCGCTCGCGTTCGGTTTCAGCGTCGGCGGCCTCTTGTGCTTCGCGCTCGGCTGGCGGCTCGGCAGGGCAGAGAGGACCCAGTCGTGACCGCCGCGCTGCTCCTCGCCGCCGCTGTCGCCACCGCCCTGCTGTGCGTGGCCGTCCTGCGGCGTGGCGTCACGCGGCACGAGCTCCGCGTCTACACGGTCGCTCTGGTCGTCGTCGGTGCGCTGGCGCTCGCGCTCATCAGTGGCGTTGAGATCACCGGCGGCGTCACCCTCCAGCTCACGACCGACAACTGGATCGTGCTCGCCGGACCCGCAGCACTCGCGATCATCGCCCTGGCACTCACATGGGGGCAGGCGTGACGCGCTCCCTGCCCGCCTGGGCCGCGCTGCCGTCCTACCTGGTCGTCGCCCTGCTCATCGGTGTGGCCATCGGCATCGTCATCGCGCCCATGCCCAGCCCAGTCCTCATCGCCTACTGCCCGGCGCCGGTGATCGGATGAGCGCCCCAACCCTCACGCCAGCCCAGGCGCGCGAGCTCGTCGCCCTCCACCGGACGGGCAAGGAGCCCCGACCACTAACCAGTCGCAAGCTCCGACAGCTCGACCTCATCGACCCCGACGGCTGGCAACTCACCAAGGCAGGCAGGCAAGAAGCCGAACGACTCGCCAGAGAGCAGCAGCCATGACCGAGCTCGTCATCGAGCAAACCAAAGACCGGAACGGGCACCACGCCTGGAAGGTCATCCGAGGCGACGACATCGCGGGCCGAATCGACTGGTACCCCAACGGCGGGTACGCCTTCAGTCCCCGCGGGTACATGCCCATCTTCACCGCAGCCGAGCTCCGCGAGCTCGCCGAGTTCATCGAGGCGCAGTCATGACCGTCGCCGAGCGCATCCTCGCAGCCCTCGAACGCTGCGACCCGCTCCCGCTCGACTACGACGACCTCGCGGCCGAAGCACGCACGAGCAGAGCCAGCATCCAGACGCAGATGACGCAACTCGTCCGCGAGGGTCGCGTGACCCGCGAAGGCGGGCGAGGAAGAAGTACCACAATGCGGCTAAACCATACGAACAGTGCAACAGTCCAGCACGCTAGTGCACCAGGGGGCGAAACCATACCGTGACCCGCCCCAAGCGCCGAACACCCGACCCACCCAAACACCAGGTCGACTGGCAACAGGCATCACACTTCCACGGCCTCATCCACGGCGACCTCGAAACGGAGTTCCGCCTTATCAACCCCAGCGGCAAGACCGTCAGCCGCTGGGGCGACCTCATCGACGTCACCAACCCAGACCACCCCGCCCTGACCGACCTGCAACGCCTCAACGACAACGGCTACGGCGCGTACATGGTCATCAACAGCCCCGACCCGGCAGTAGCCGCCAAGATCCGCGAAGGCAAAGGCAGCACCGGCGACCAAGACATCGCCGCGGCAACCGCCCTCTTCGTCGACATCGACAGGGACGAGAGCAGTCCCGGCGCCAACCTGAGCATGCTCCAAGACGCCGAAGTCCCACCGTCCCTGATCGTGCAGAGCTCGGCACCGCACAAGGTGCACGCCTACTGGCTCGTCACCGACCTACGCGACATGAACCTCTGGCGCCGCCTCCAAGCGCAGTTGATAGCCCACTTCGGCGCCGACCCCGTCTGCCGCAACCCCAGCCGAATCATGCGCATCCCCGGCTTCTGGCACCACAAGAGCGAGCCAGTCCAGACCAGGATCCTCGAAGCCGCCGGCACCGTGTACTCGGTCGACGAGCTCGTCGAGCTGTTCGGTCTCGACCCCGAGCTCCAGCTCGACGAGGCCCCACCCCTCGAAGCCCCCGACGGCTACCACCCACCAGCCGTGCAGCTCCTCCTCGACCGCCCCTTCACCCGCCGCATGACCCACAAGGTCCACCAGACCGACAAGGGCCGGCACAACACTGTGCTGTGGTGGGCGCAGCACCTCCGCGAGAACTACATCGACCAAGCCGACGCCCTCGCCACCGCAGCCACGTTCGCCGGCATGCTCCCGGCTCGCCATGTCGAGGGCCCCATCCCACCCGAAGAAGTCGAGGACGCGATCCGCTGGGCCTACGCCAAGCGCGCCGGACGCAACCGCCCCGTCCGCCAAACCGGCCTCGAAACCGTAGCGGTCAGCAGCAGTGATCAGGGAAACGCGTCAGGGGGCAGCGGCGCAGGCGGTGACGACCTCGACGAGGTCACCCGCCCCGCCGCCAGGAGCCCCATCACCATCCAAGCCGGCGGGTACGCCAAGGTCCGCGACACCCGCGAAGGCCCCACCTACACCCAACTCACCAACTGGACGTTCACACCAACCCTCGCCCTCCACTGGCCAGACGGCACCACCGGCCACCGCGGCACCCTCACCGTCAACACCACCCACCACACCACCATCGACATCCCCGCCAAGGCCTGGGCCAGCAGACGCGACCTCCTCGCCGTCCTCGCCCCCTACGACGCCGTCGCCTTCACCAACGCCAACGCCGACATCGCCCACATCAGACAGTTCACCCTCACCAACCACCCCGGCCTACCAACAGCCAGAGGCGTCACCACCTACGGCCTCCACAAGCTCGACAACGCCTGGATCGAACTCTACGAGGACACCCACCACCCCAAGCTCTTCTACGTCGGCACCCCCGTCGACCCCAGCCCAGCCTTCCGCAGCCTCCGCCACGGCACACCAGACGAGATCGAGGAGGCCAGGCGCACCATCGCCCTCCTCCCGCACCTCATCACCTCGGCAGCCGCCCTCGCCCTCCTCGGGTACGCCATGGCCGCAGCCCACGCCCCCAGAATCACGCCCGCCCTCGGCGACCGCCTCCCGTTCCTCTACCTCACCGGCGAACGCGAGAGCGGCAAGAGCAGCAGCATCGAGCTCGTCCTAGCCCTCACCACCGGCCACCCCAGCGCCAGACTCCGCAAAGCAGCCGGCCTCACCCCCTACCAGTACGACTCGGCCTTCGCCAACCTCAACAACCGCCTCGCCGCCATCGACGAGTACCGCCCCGGCAGCATCGACGACGCCCAGTTGAGGAAACACCACGACCTCGCCGCCAAATACCGCGGATCCGGGGTGGCAGCCAAGGACCACGCCTACTGGCTCAACGCCCCCCTCATCGTCGCCGGCGAAGGCTTCACCGAAGACGCCGCAGCCCTATCCCGAGGCCCCCTGTACTTCATCAACAAGGAGCACCGCGGCGAAACCAAGACCTACCTCAAGGCCCAAGCCGCCCCGAACCATGCCTACGCCGACCACCTCGCCAACGCCGCCGCGACCCTCCCCGAAACCGCCCACCAGGCCCGCCTCGACCAAGCCTGGGCCCACTCCACGCGAGCCACCAACGAACGCGGCGGCCCCCGCCTACAGTTCGCCCTCACCTGGATCGCCTACGGCCTCCTCCACCTCCAACACGACCTCCAACACCTGCACCTCGACATGACCACCGACGCCGCCATCCAACGCACCCTCCAAGTCGGCGTCGAACAAACCCTCGACGGCGGCGACGAAAGCAAGACCAACCTCGAGACATTCCTCGAACAACTCGGCAGCGCAGCCGCAGACCTCAAAGACCCCAGCAGCGTCATCGTCCCCACCAGCACCAACCGCCAACCCGTCATCCGGCTCAGCGGCGCCGTCGAGCTCGTCAAACGCAAGTACAAGGACCCCGCCATCAGCAACCCCCGCCAGCTGCGCCAGTACGCCGGCAAGGTCACCTGGATCAACACCGGCGACACCCACCGAGATCGCTACGGGAGCATTGTCCGCGGGATCCGCATCGACCTGGCCAACGCCCCCGAACGCTGCGACCTCGGCATGCTCGAGGCCCTCGAGGACAGGATCATCCGTGAGAACCGCTGACGTAACGCGTCCGTTACGCCAGCGTAACGCATTTGTAACGCCCGATTTTGCGTCAGGGACAGCATGTAACGCTAGTAACGCTTCTATAAATCTAAGGGTCTTACATAAGAGATTACGGGCCCTATTCGACCACGCAACCTCTATAGAGACCACACACCCTCAAAACGAAAAAGGCGTTACAAGCGTTACAGGCCGTCACAGACGCACAAACGGCACATTTTCACGCGTTACACGAAGCGTTACAAGCGCCAGGAAGAGGAGGAAGCCAGTGAATCTCGAGGAACTACTGACCCCAACCGCCCCACGCAACCTCACGACAGAACTGAGCATCGGTGACGCAGCCAACGAACTCGGCATCCCGCGCCACCAGATCGCACGAGCCATGCGCGAAGGACGACTCCCGTACCACAAGGCAGCCGGCTGGCGATGGGTAACCCGCAAGGACCTCTACGCCTGGGCGAGGCTCCGCTCATGAGCCCACTCCCGACCACCGTCACGACCGCCAAGGCAACCCGAACCCGCAGAACAGCAGAGGAGACTGCCGACAGCCAGCCCAGCAACGCCGTCATCCCCAAACCCAAGCCCCACCAACTCCTCGACATCCCCGACAGCGAGATCAGCCAAGAGATTCTTGAGTACTTCCACCAGCTCGGCATGGGACGCGACGAGATCAAAGCCTGCGCCAGTCAATGGCTCGTCACGCAGGCCGAAGTCCGGCAATGGGAGGCCAAGCTCGACGCCGCCGACCAAGCCGAGCGCGAACGCATCGACCGCGAGACCGCCAAGGCAGCAGCCCAGATGAACGCTTGCATCCTCCAACACGGCCAAGTCAAGACCATGGCCATCCGCCAAGCCACGCCCGAAAAGCTCCTCGACTTCATCGACTACTACGAAGCCGAGCTCGACGACCTCTACCCACGCATCCACGACGAACAGGCACCCGACCGCGCCGAAGTCCTCGATCAATGGCACCGCCTCAACGGCTTCCTGTGGGAGTGCAAAGTCCAGGCCGGCATGACCGGTCCTCGACCAGGCCCTCGACGAGACCAAGCCCAGGAGGGGGAGAGCGTGAACCTCATGCGACCGCGTCGACCGCCGAGACCTCATGCAACCGGGAGGTGCAGACCATGGCAGGCGAGCTAACGGCCAAGCAGCAGGCGTTCGTGCGCGAGTACCTCGTCGACCTCAACGCCACCCAAGCCGCCATCCGAGCCGGCTACAGCAAACGCACCGCCTACCGGACGGGCGCCGATAACCTCAAGAAACCTCAGATCGCTGCGGCCGTCGACAAAGCCAAGGAGAAGCGCGCCGAACGCACCGAACTCACGCAGGAGTTCGTCATCGAGGGACTGCGCGGCATTGCCACGGACGACGAGCAGCCGGCAGCGCCTCGAGTCCGCGCGTTCGAGCTCCTGGGGAAGCACCGCGGCATGTTCGTGGACCGCCTGGATCACACGACGGCTGGCCAGGCGTTGCCTACCGCGATCAACGTGTACATCCCCGTCAACGGGCGGGACGAGCGCCAGCTCGAGGAAGAGGGGAATGGGGAGTGAACCAGCTGGAAGGGGAGTGGGAGCGTCGAGCAGGGGAGGTGTTGCGTCGGGCGGCGGTGAGCGTGGCGAACGCTGCGAGCAGCTTGAGCGCGTTGACCGCCGTGCTGATCGAGGTCAGTGCTTTGACGGTGGCGATGGGCGTAGACGCGAGCGGTCCGCGCCCTCCGCACCAGACGCGCTCCAGGAAGCTCAAGGGAGCGAAACGGCAGGAGCGAGCAGCGGCGGCAGTGCCGGTGGAGGTGTTCGCGCCAGTCGAGCTAGTCCAGCCGCAATCGCCGATCGAGGCGCCGCCCGAGCCCGCTCCGGTAGAGGTGCGGTACTGCCAGCGGCCGGGTTGCGAGAACGAGATCCCGCACCACACGGCGAAGGGCAAGCCGCTGAAGCCCGCGCAGTACGCGACCCGGGTCTACTGCTCGCAGCGGTGCAGTGGCCTGGTGAGCGGGCAGGCGCGCAAGGCGAAGGCGGTAGCGAGGACCGAGGCGGCCGAGGCGGTCGAGTCCGAGTCGCGGGAGGCGCGGTACACGAGGCATTGCGAGGCGTGCGGGAAGGCGATCAGTCGCGTGACCCCGACCGGGCACCGGTTGTTCCCGAGCGATTACGAGCGGAGGCGGTACTGCAGCTCGTCGTGCGCTCGCAAGGCGCAGGCCTCGAAGGCCAAGACCGAGCCAGAGCCAGAGCCAGAGCCAGCGCCTGAGCTGGACGCGTCGACGGCTCGCCGCGAGCGACTGGAGGCGGCGAAGGCCGCCAGGCGGGCGAGCGCCGCTCCGCTCGACGCGGACGCGGTCCTCGCTGCGTTGGTGGCGAACGGGTCCGCGTTGACGGTCCGGGGCGTGCTGGCCGGCGTGACGGGCCGTATCAACGACGGCGAGTTGGATGCGGCGAAGCGGTTACTGGGGGAGTTGGTGACGGCTGGCCTGGTGTCGAGGTCTCGCACTCCTGGTGGTCAGGTGGTGTTCGGGTTGGTTGATTCGAGTGTCGAGGTGCCCGCGTGAACGCTCATAAAGCTCTAATAAAACGGATAAGTAATCTTATCCGACGCG